TATCCTGTTATTCCTGATGTGCCAGGCAATACGCAGGCTGATCCGGTCGTATCGAGTCAGAAAGCGAATGTGAAAGCGGCGAATACGTCGCCAATACTCACAGATGGCGCGGAAGTGATCGCGCTTTCGCCAAATAACACAGGCGTGCCCGTGAACACGCCAACGATTGTGCAGAAGGCGAACGCAGCCAGTACCGGCTCGGTTGCCACGCTCGCGAAAGCCTTTGCCTCCAGCAATGTGGCGGGGAACTCTATCGTGGTGGTCTGTGGCTGCGGCAACGGTACCGCCATGACGGTTGCTGACTCTGCCGGGAACACGTACACATCGGCAGTCACAAAAGCCAATAGTACCACCTTTGAAGCGGCAATCTTCTACGCAGTCAACATCCTTGCAGGGGCAAACACGGTGACCGTCACGAATGCCGGTACCGCTGCATCGATGGCAATGGAGATCTACGAAGTGAGTGGTCTTCTGGCTCAGGTTGTCGCACAGCCTGACCAATCATCGTCAGCGACCGGTACTAGCGCAACGCCTACCATTTCAGCGCTTGCTGCTTCATCCCCCAACTCGCTGGCTTTTCTTGGGATAGCGGTTGGTACGGCGGCTCAGGCGACCTCGGTTACTGCGGGCACCAATTGGGCACTCGACTCAACGCAGAATACTACGACACCTGCGGGACTGTATTCATTCGGTGCGCTGTCTCAGTATCTCGGTACCACGACAGCCGTGATACCAACGGCCACCATTGCCAGCTCGGAGCCGTATGCTGCGGTATCAGCCATCTTCAAGCCGGTTTCTTTGGGCGTTTCTGGTACTGTCCAGATCGGTGGATACAACTATACCCGTGTGACGAGTGCTGCCACGACACTGGTGAAGACTGGATCAGGGGTATTGCATGCCGTGGTGGTTAATACCCCCACTTCGACAGGCACGATAGAGCTTGACGATGCGCTCACCAATACCACGCCGATTATTGGCAAGATGCTTTTTGCCGCAGGCATTGCTCCGTTTACCGTGGTGTATGACGTAGCATTCGCAACTGGACTCAGTGTCACGGTGGCGGTTGCTACGGTAGACGCCACTATTGTGTGGAAGTAGTCATCCTGAGATGGAGGGAACAATCTTTCCATCTCTCTTGTGAGTGAGGTATCGCTTTGAGTGAGCAATATATCGTTCTAACACCACCAACAGTAGAGCCGGTTTCGCTCATCGATGCGAAGACCTACTTGCGCGTGGATTTTAGCGACGATGATCTGCTGATTGCGAACCTCATCTCACGGGCACGTAGTTTGTGCGAGACGATCACAGGGAAGGCGTGGGCATACCAGAAGATACAGGAAGTGTTCATCATAGAGCGCCCCGAAGGCGGGACACTCTCTGGACCGATTGAGAAGGGCGCGAATTGGTACAATTTCCAGCAGCAGCTTGGGAGCAATCCATTTGGTCCTGCACAGTTTTTCTTTGATCTGGCTATGCCGCCTATTGATAGAGTGCTGTTACCGGTAATAGAGACGAAGGTGGTAGCGTTCGATCCCTGGACGGTCTTTACGCAGTACACGAACTCAGATGGTTCCACGAATACTTGGGTGGACTACACCCAAGAGCCAGCACGGATGTATATCCAGTCGCCCATTACGGCGAATTTCTACAGGTTTACTTTCTGGTGTGGTTTTGGAGGCACGAATACCTATCCACTTCCAGGCGACCTGAAGCAGGCGCTCTATGAGGCTATAAATTACCTCTACGATTATCGTGAGGCGGAAGACTTTCCTGGTGAACTCAAGGCGAAGTTACTCCGTAAGCGTGTTGCTAGTGCCTGGATATGAGGTGTAGGTATGGCTCGTGATGATCGTCTTGACGCTGGCTACTTTAATCGCCCCATTCAGTTTCAGAGTGCGCAGACTTCACCCGATGGATCGGGTGGAAGCACAAGTACTGGATGGACAACCGTGTACAAGTGCTTTGCGCACATTGACAACTTCACTGGAAGTGGCTCATTGCTGAGGCGAACCGTCAGGCGTCCATTCATGTATATGCAACTCTATCCAGAGATGGATTCATTGGTGTCCATTCGCTATCAGGCAAGTGTAGCGCTCACACCTGCCATGACCGTTCTGTACAGGAGCAGGCGCTACCAAATTTTAGGAATCACTATTCCACATGAGGAACAGGTAACCATCCTCATCCCGGTCATTCTCTACCAGGCACCCGGTACGCCGGGATAGAAAGGTGCGTATGACGATCACAGGTCATTCATCATTGCTTGATACGCAAGAAGCTATCTATACCAAATTGATAGGGGAGAGCACCTTCACCAGTATGTGCTCAGGCCCGTTCGATCCTGCACCGCTTGATCAGGCATTCCCGTATGCGGCCTTTGGCGAGCATGTCGAATCGAATTGGTATCAGTTTCAGAGACCAAGCAAACAGATTGAGTTTGTGATCCATGTGTATAGCCAGCAGCCAACATTTGCAGAGGCAATGACCATTGTGGACGTGATCAATAGCGTGATTGAAGCAAAGACGCTGAACTTGACGAGCGGGAACTTTACCAATGCTGAGAACGGGGTGATGTTTATCTCTGCAGCCAAAGTGCCAGAGGGCGACGGCATTACCAGGCATGTCGAATGTAGGTGGCGAATATGGAACAATGCGAATTAGAAAAGAGGGATAGTTATGGGCTATGGGGTCATGAGGGTAAGTATTGATGCTCTGGCTGGCCTTCTTCATCTGCCAGAAGATTACAAAGCCATATCGGTACAGCAAGCTCCCTACGGTGGCAGTGACTTGGCAGTCTGGTTCGGTGCACCCTCCATTCCTGAGCAACCGGACGATGAGGAACCACTGAAGATTGAGCCGCGCTACAGCGTCCACTATAACCCTGAGTGCCCTGATCCTGAGTACCGCAAGATCGAGTGCGAAGTGGAAATCAAGCATCAGCATCGGCTTTCACCTCCCGATCTGCTAGAAATGTTGAGGTAGTAGACATGGCGGTAGAGAAAGATGGTGAGTCGTTGGATCTCTTGGCGCTCACAGATAAACTCAAACGCTTGAACTATCCAGACTTCGAGATGATACCGGGGGAGGATAAGATATTGATGCTGCATATCGGTGATTGCCTGATTGGTGGTGTGGGCTACGCACTCTCTCTCTCAGATGATGATCTCAAGGCCCTCATTGAGGAGACGGTGGAAGGATAGACGCTATGACTGTAATCCATTCTTATGAAGGGGAAAGTAGGGCATTCACTGCTGAGGAACTGATTGGACGACAAATCAGGATAGAGAGTCCAGTCCCCAAAGAGGGAATGCCACCACTAGGAATCGGCATGATGATTATTGCCGATAATGAGCTGGTCAATAACGCCCTCAAACTTGAGTTGAGCATAGAGCCCAACGCTATAGTTGAGGCAATCTTGACACTCTATCAGGGCGAGACACCAGAGAACGAAGCAATCACGGAAAGGGTGACGTTGCGGGATAACATAGCTATGTCCTTCTCTGCCATTGCCTCAGAGGTGCGCTAATGGGCACAAAAGTCATCGTTACTATCGAAGGGCTAGACAAGGTACTCAGCAGGCTCGAGGAGATCGAGACGAAGGGGCAAAAGAACCTGGAGACGCAGGTGGGGGAACTTGCCAGAGCGACGGAGCAGGCATGGAAACAAGCCACGCCGCAACGTACCGGCAAATTACGTGGTGGGGATATCTCAGAGGTGCAGGGGCTATCCTTCACGCTCAAGAATAGCGTGCATTACTACCCATTCGTCGATAAGGGCCATATGACACCGGCAGGCTGGCGTACACGGCGTGGGTACAGGCGAGCAAAACGACGGTCACATGTACCTGGACAGCACATCACTGATGCGGCAGTACAGTATGTCGAGCAGAATATTGAGCGCTATTTAGCGAAGTTCTTGGATAACGTGTGAGGATAAAGCAGATGGAAGATACAACTGCAATACAGTGTGAGGCAACCGGAAAGCTGCTTGCACGTCGTGATGCAAAGGGTATCTATCT